CTGTTATTAATAAAGACCCAGATCCATCTTTTGTTCCAGACAAAGTTAGAATTTTGGTAGAGTTTTCTTCTTCAAGCGTCTTTGGTGAAGGGGAGTGGGCAAGGTTTGAGGTTATTCTGGATTCTTATGATTTTACTACTAATAGATATATTGTCATAACAAAACAATTGCAAGAGATGCACAAGAGTAGCGCAGGTTTTAGTTGGTCTTCTGTGAACACTGTAAAGATTTACTCATCTATTATAGATGGTCTGTCAACATCTTCTCAGTTTTATATAGGGCTAGATGCTTTAAGATTAGAAAATAAAGATACATCTAATCCACTTTATGGTTTGACAGGATATACTATAATTAAAAATAGTGATTCAAAAACAATTGTAAAATCTGCAAATAAAACAAGTTTTATTGAGTTTAGATTTGGTATGGATGTAGGATAATGACAACGCCAGATCCTGGAATAAAGAAGGTAACTATCTTAAAGAAAGACCTTCCAGAATTTAATGGTGACACTGCATCCTACAAGGTTAGGTATAGAATAGTATCAGAAGATAGAAACAGATTCTCGCACTGGTCTCCTACACACTCGGTTGCAGTTGCACAAGTAGACGATATTCCATACTATATTGCAAACACAGATAATGCCATAATAACTACTGTATGGTCACCAACTGATGACCTAAAATCACAGTTTGACATTTATATTAGATGGGATACCGATCCAGAAGGATACTGGAAATATTATGGATCAGTGCTAACCAATACATACTCTGTTTTAAAAAAATCTGGGGCCTCAACTTTTCAAATTGCTGTTCAGGTTCCAACATTTCCTAAAAAGAGATACACTTTGGCAACTTTATTTGAGAGTACGCCAATGGCGTTTTAATGGTATAATTATAATATGGCTATATTAAATGTTCCAGAAAGAGGCCAGCCTCTAGATGTGTCTACAATTTCACAGATAGTTAATGCTATTAATACACTTTCTACATCAGTAACTAATTCAACATACAAGTATGTAACAGTTGACACTCAGGGCGCAGGAAAGCAGAGCGTAAAAACTTCAGACGCTAAAATTATTGGCGGATATGTCGATGTTGTAAATAACTCAAGTCAAAATGCTGGAGACGAGGTTTCGTTTTCTTATGATTTTTCAGATTTTAAATTTGCTCCAATAGTAACTGCAACGCCAGTAAATGTTACAAATACTCCAGCAGGTAAAAATGTATCAGTTATATTAAAGCCAGTCACAACAACAAAGGTTGAAGGTGTAGTAAAGTTTAATACCACTGGTGAGGCCACCATAGGTGTAAATTTAATTATAGTTGGAATACCTATTTAATGTTAATATGCTCAAAGTGCAAATCAAGAATGTTTATAGACAGAACATTTAGTTCTGTTAATCATTTAGAGGTTTACTGTTTAACATGTGGAAATAGAAAGTTTTTAAATCCACCAGAGAATTCTAAAGAGGGAAGATGGCTACTAAAAAGGGAACAATTGAGAGCGAAGGCTACAATCAGTCCGCTATAATTCAAGGTAGTAAAAAGGTTTGGTTTTTAAATGGAGACCTTGTTAGAATTTATCATCTTAATAAGTCTAACGGAATTATGTCTGTTTATAATATTACTAAAGATCAAATTGAAAGTTGTCTAGTTAGTGATTTTAAAAATAAAAGAGAACGAGCATACACTGTAGGACAGACTGCTGATTTAGTTAATCGTCACAAAAAGTATATGCCATCATTAATGAAAAGAGGAGTCATTCCAGTCCCTACAGGATCGCAAAAAGGCGGTGATAGAGGGTGGCAGGTAAGATCATATTATTCAGAATCGCAAGTAAGAGAGATACGTGATATACTTGCTACGCACCACATTGGTAGACCAAGAAAAGACAATTTAATAACAAATGATATTACGCCCAGCAAGCAAGAGTTGACACGAAGGATGGGCGATGGTATACTTTTATATACAAAGACTGAAGATGGAAGATTTATTCCTATTTGGAACGAATCTATAAACTAGTCCCTTGGAGGGGTAATGACAGAAGAGACAAAGGTATCGGTAACACTTGGGTATACGCTTAACCTAGGTAATTTTCAATCACTAAGGTTAGACCTTGGTGTTATTGACAGCAAGCGTGATGGTGAAAATACAGACCAGGCTTTTGAAAGAGTTTATAAGTTTGTAGAAGATAAACTTACAGAAAAAATTAAAGAAGCACAGTCAGAGGCCGAAGAGTCCTAATGGCAGATCGCAAAGACCGTATGGCTTTGCTTTCAAGGTACAGTAAGTATCATACTGCAAGGTACGAGTCAAAGCCATCACTAAACCTAAATGTTGAACAATGGGCATCTGATGCACTTGTTGAGTCCTATGGCATTTCTGTTTGCTATGACTTGCTTGAGTATTATTTTAAAATTGCCCAGACACCAAGTTGGAACCATTTTGCATATAATGCAGAAAAAATTCTACAATCAAAAAGAGATAAAGACCAAGATCAAAAGGAAAGATTGGAGCGCAGAGAGATGGCTAAGGAGTGGCTAAGTGAATAATACAGAGGCAAAACTACTTTCTGCTGTTCTTCAAGATAAACAAGTACACGTTTTACTGCAAAACAACATTGATTCTCTGCTAAGGACTCACGGAGATATCTGGAATTTTATTAGGATTTATTCAGAACAAAATGCATCCGTGCCACCAGCATCATTAGTCGTAGAAAAGTTTAGAGACTTTGAGCCAATCAAAGATGTTGGCTCTACAAAGCACCATCTGGCTGAACTGCAAGTTGAATATTTAAATGATAGTCTAAAAGACATTCTTAGATCCGCAGCCTCCGATGTTCAAGGTGGCCATGGAACCGAAGCACTAGAAACTTTAATTACAAAAACTTCAGAGTTAAAAAAGAATACGTCTACAATTCGTGATATCGATGTAACAGATCTAGAGTCTGCGATTGCTTACTTTGAAAATGTAAAGAAGCAGCAGGAACTTGGCCACATTGGTATAAAGACTGGTCTTCCAGGGTTTGACAACTACTTACCTTCAGGAATCATGCCAGGACAGTTGGGAGTCTTCTTGGCATATCCAGGTATAGGAAAGTCATGGTTGGCTCTCTACTTCGCTGTACAGGCCTGGAAACAGGGTCGTAGCCCACTGGTTATTAGTCTTGAAATGAGCGAGACAGAGGTTCGTAATCGTGTATTTACAATTATGGGAGAAGGAAGATGGTCTCATAGAAAACTCAGCAATGGAGAAGTAGAGTTGGATATGCTTAAGGAATGGCATGCAAAGAATCTTGCAGGAAAGCCAGAGTTTCATATCATATCAAATGATCAGGGTGGAGAAATTAACCCTTCAGTACTTCGTGGAAAGATTGATCAATACAAGCCAGACTTTGTAATTGTTGACTATCTACAATTGATGGCTCCCAATCAGAAGTCAGATAATGAAACGGTACGAATGAAGAACCTTTCAAGAGAACTTAAACTTATGGCTATTGGCGAAGAGGTTCCTATTATTGCTATCTCGTCTGCAACACCAGATGATGTAAACGACCTAAGCACAGTACCAACACTTGGACAAACTGCTTGGTCAAGACAGATTGCTTATGATGCGGATTGGGTATTAGCCCTGGGTCGTGGTAACAATAGTGACATCATTGAGTGTGCTTTTAGAAAGAACCGTAACGGGTTTATGGGCGATTTCCTTGTTCAGTGTGACTTTGATAAGGGATACTACCGCTATAAAGATTTTGAAGATAAGTAGGTATAATGACTATGTGGAAAATTTTCATCATAAGAATATTAAAAGGTTTAACCTTAGTGGAGTCATCCATGATGATTCTGCTATTGACAGGCTCAGAGGAGAGTATGTTAGACTATTAATATCAGAGATGAGGCTTTCTGGATATGTCCCAAAGTTTGAGATAGAACCAGATTTTACAATAGATTATAATATAAAAAAGAAAAGTTTTGAATTTGAATTAACACTATATGGAATACACGTAGGGAAAAGGAAAAGCGAATGGATAGAAGGACTATACGGAACAAAGGCGATATATACACAAAAGAGCAAGTCAAAAGAGTTCTCACAGGATCAGGTATAACTGTACAGTCAGAGTTAGAAACAGAGTATATGATATTCTGTCCATTTCATAATAACAATAGAACACCAGCAGGAGAAGTCAATAAAGAAAGCGGAATGTTTTTCTGTTTTTCATGTAGAAAATCTGCAGATCTTTGCGAACTAGTTATGCACTCCTCTGGAAGATCATACTTTGAGTCTGCTAGATTTATTAAATCAAAAGATCAGGCCATTAATCTTGAGCAGCAGATTAATCAGCAACTATACTCTAAACCAGAATTTGTCCAGTTTGATGAACTAGTACTAAAAAGACTTTACAACAATCTTCTAGGTTCAGAAAGAGCAAAAGATTATTTTAAATATCGCAAAATTAATACTTTGTCCTGGGCCAAATTTTCTTTAGGATATTCAGAAAAGCAGGACATGGTTACAGTGCCAGTGTATAGCCCTGATAGCATGGCAATTGGGTTTGTGGGTCGGTCAATTGAGGGTAAAGAGTTTAAAAATTCTCCAGGCTTGCCAAAAAGCAAAACACTTTTTAATCTTAATAATGTAAAGTTGTCAAGTAAAGTATATGTTGTTGAATCATCTTTTGACGCTATTAGGCTTGATCAGGTTGGACTACCAGCAGTAGCAACACTGGGTGCAACAGTCTCAAATGCACAAATAGATTTGCTTCAGAAGTACTTTAATGATATCATTATCATTGCAGATAACGATGAAGCAGGCAGCAGCATGAAAGACAGGATAATTGAAAAACTTGGATCTCGTGTTTCTGTAATACAACTTAATAATAAATATAAAGATATAGGTGATATGGATGATGATAGCATCAAGGAACTTGAATTCCAGTTTGACAAATCCATTGCACTTATGCTAAACTAATATAAACAACACAAAGGAGAAATATATGAGCGTAGTAAAGGGACTCAAAAACATCAATGCCCTGCTCGACAAGCCAAAGTCAGACGGACCAAAGGTTCGATGGTTAAAACTTGCTGATGGTCAATCAGCAAAGATCCGATTCATTGAAGAACTTGATGAGGATTCAGCAAATTACAATGC